ATTCCGCAAACCAGCGCCACCGTCAGCGGACAGACACCGCTCGGCACCCTCACAGGCCAAGCCATCATGGCCGACCAGCACCGCTTCAAGTACCACGCCACCGAACACGGCTACATCATCGGCCTGGTCAACATCACCGGCGACATCACGTACCAGCAGGGCCTCCACAAAATGTGGACCCGCCAGACCAGGTACGACTTCTACTGGCCAACCTTCGCCCATCTCGGAGAGCAAGCCGTCCTCAACCGCGAGATCTACTGCCGAGGCGACGCCAACGACACGCTCACCTTCGGCTACCAGGAACGGTGGGCCGAATACCGCTACCGGCCCTCACGCATCCAGGGCCTCTTCAAGAGCACCAGCAGCGGCAACATCGACGAGTGGCACCTGGCCGAACAGTTCGCGTCACTCCCGACGCTCAACGCCACCTTCATCCGCCAGGCCACACCGGCGGACCGCGTCCTGGCTGCCGGCGCCCAAGCCACCAACATGCAGATCCTCTGGGACTGCGTCTTCAACATCAAGACCACTCGGCCCATCCCGACCTACTCGGTTCCGGGCCTCCTCCGCTTCTAAGGAGCCACCATGTTCGGCATCGACGACATGATCGGCGGCGCCGTCGGCGCCATCGGCAACGTCCTTTCGGGCCAGAGCAACGCCAAACAGGCCCGCGAGATGTACCAACACCGATACCAGTGGGAAGTCAAAGACCTGAAAAAGGCCGGACTCAATCCGGCCCTAGCCTACGGCCACAACGCACCCATTCCACAGACCCAGGGGCTCGAGCCCCTGGGCGATTCCATCACCAAAGGCATGCAGGCCTCAGCTCAACGCGGTCAAGCCAATGCCGCGAAGGCACTCACAGAGGCGCAAACGCGCCTCCTGAACGCCCAGAGCGCCGACCTCGTCGAGGGCGCCAAGCTCAAGAACCAGCTCACCAGGAGCCAGATCGGCGCCACAAGCGCCTCCGCCGCCTACACCGGCGCGCAAACCGCCAACGCTCGAGCTCAGCTCGACGTCATCCGGCAAACCTGGCTCCAGATGCTCCAGGACTACCAATGGAAGAGCGCCACCTGGGACAAGCGCATGACCGAGCTCGACCGCCGTCTCGAGCTCCAGGGCCTTTCCATCGACCGCGCCAAGCTCGACAACGAAATCCGCACCCTCGAGAAGCAGATAAAGGGCTACCAGGTCCCGATGGCCAAGGCGGAGGCCGACTTCTGGACCCAGACCGGCAGCGCCTCACAAGTCCTGAGGATGCTCGCCGCCTTGAGAGGCATCATCCTATGACCAAACCCATCCAGAAGTACCGCGTCGCCTACGACGGCGACCCCGACCACGTCGGGGATAGCTGCGCCACCATCTTCCTGGACGAAAGCCTCACCCAGCAGAGCTTCACCGAGGACGCCGATATCAACGTCCTCGTCAAACGCTTCGGCCTCGACAACGCCAAACTTCCAGTCGCACCGATCGACCCTCGCTACTACGGAGACTTCACCGATGTGCCGGACCTGCGTACCGCCCTGGACATCGTCCGTGATGCTGAGAACCGGTTTATGGACCTTCCCGCAGCCCTGCGTGCTCGCTTTGATAACCAGCCGGGCAAGCTCTGGGATTTCGTCAACGATCCGGTCAATGCTGAAGCCTGTATTCAGCTTGGCCTCCTTGCACCCCAGAAACCGGATCCAACCAGCGGGCTGGCCTCCGAGCCCCCCGCGCCCCCCAAAACAGACAGCCCCTAGCAGGGCTGTCACCTGGCACATAGATATCAAGAAGGACATGTGCCAGACCGAACTCCCGTTCTAGGTTTCAGACTGAAACAAACCCCGGCATCGGGGCCCCAAAAACGTCCTAGGATGCCCTAGGAACGACGATCGACACCAAGGAGGCATCTGTATGCACCGGAAGAGCGAACGCAAGCGGGCGAGCGCAAAGCGCTTCAACAAAGGGGCTCGGAAGACCCACAAGCGCAACATGATCATGCGGGGCGGGTACCGCCTCTGATGGCGTGTTACTACCCGACTCCCGCAACTCACGATCCGGCAACGGGTTCCGTCGAACTCTGGCCCCCTGCCGGAACTGCGAACACCGAGCTCCCCTGCGGGAACTGCCTGGGCTGCAAAACCGACCGCGCCCTCGACTGGGCGCGCCGCAGCCACCACGAGGCGTCCCGCTGGGAGCACAACGTGTTCCTCACCCTCACCTACGACAAGGAGAGCTGTCCTGATGGACTGGTACCAACGCACCTACAGGCGTTCATTAAGCGGCTCCGACATCATCACCACCGCGCTACTCCTGGCTGCCTTCGCAGCCCTGGTCAGCTGCGCTACCTCGCTTGCGGTGAGTACGGAGATCGCCACGGGAGACCGCACTTCCATCTCTGCCTGTTCAACTGCGGATTCAACGACACTCACCAGGTCGGCAAAGACCTCTACCAGTCCGACCTGGTGACCAAACTCTGGCCCTACGGCCAGCACCGCCTGGGCGAGCTCACGCCCGCCAGCGCGAACTACGTCGCCCAGTACACACTCAAAAAAATCGGGTCCACCTACGTGGATCCCGATGGCGTGGTCAAACAAGCGCCCTTCCTGCGTGCCTCACTCAAGCCTGCTATCGGCGCGACATGGTTACAGCAATTCCACCGCGACGTAACGCACGGCTATCTCGTCTACGACGGCACGCCTGGGCGCATCCCACGCACCTACCAGAAGTATCTGGAGAAGCACTACCCGCAGCTCGCCGAACAAAGCCGCCACGCGGCTCAAGAGCTGCGGAGACAAGCCAAACAGCGCGCCGCCAGCGGCGGCGACGCATACCCGCCCGCACCGCGGGCGGAGCAAAGCAAACAGCCTGTGCTCTCGCACAAAGAACAAAAGAAACAACAGCGACAGCTCCAGGCAGACGAACTCGCCGCACGGCGAGACGCCGCGGCCCGCATCCACGCGAGCCGCAACCAGCACTTCAACCGACGGGAGACGCTCTAAATGCTCAAGCTCATCTACGCAGTCTACGACAACGTCTCAGGCTCCATCATCGGCAGCCTCATCATGGAGACCTCCGACGCACCCGCCATCCGCGCGTTCTACGACGCGCTCGACCCGAAGCACAACTCCATCCTCAGCCAGCATCCCGAGGACTTCGTCCTCAAGGAACTCGGCAACATCGACGACCAGGGCAACATCAACGGCAACATGACCACCAGAACCGTCACCACCGGCACCGCCTGGACTGCCATCCGCGCACCACAACTCAACCTCCTGGAGACCAAGTAACATGGCGACCCTCAACCGCAGACTCCCACAGGTCGACCCCTCGCACTTCGCGATGGTCCCGCGGAACGACGTGCCGCGCAGCACGTTCGCCACCCAACACACCGTCAAGACCACCATGAACGTGGACTATCTCTACCCCATCCACGTCGATGAGGTCCTCCCTGGCGACGTCCACGACGGGAGCCTCACCGTCTTCGCACGCCTCGCGAACCTCATCTTCCCGCTCATGGACAACCTCACGGTCGAGACCTTCTTCTTCTTCGTCCCCAACCGCCTCGTCTGGAACAACTGGCAGAAGTTCATGGGCGAACAAGCCAATCCCGGCGACTCGATCAGCTACACCATTCCTCAGCTCGTCTCACCCAGCGGCGGCTTCATCGTCGGCGGACTCGCCGACGCCTTCGGCCTCCCCACGGTCGGCCAGGTCCAGGCAGGCGCAACCATCTCCGTCAGCGCCCTACCCTTCAGGGCCTACAACCTCATCTACAACGAGTGGTTCCGAGACGAGAACCTCCAAAACAGCGTCTCGGTACCCAAAACCGACGGCCCCGACTCCATCGCCTCCTACAACCTCGAGAAGCGCGGCAAGCGCCACGACTACTTCACGAGCTGCTTGCCCTGGCCACAGAAAGGCTCGGACGTCGTCCTCCCCGTCGGCGGCCAAGCCACCGTCAAAACAAGCGCCACCGACCTCCTCACCGGCCCACAACCCATCGGCATGCGGCTCCGCGGCTACTCCACCGGCAGCAACGCCGCCCAGAACTACCTCAGCGCCGCCAGCGTCGCCGGCCTAGGCATCATCGCCTCCAACACACCAACACCGGCCGAGTCTGGCACACCACTCTACCCGGTGTGGCTTGTGATCGTGACTGGGAAAC